CCTCCCGAACCTTGACCGCCTGCACCTCCACCGCCTCCCGCAATATAACTATTGTTGGTTATAGAAGTATCAAACCCTAATGATAATGCAGGCCCTCCTGCGGTGGCATTTATTGACGTACCGCCATTAACACCGATAGAACCAATACCACCACAACCAATAATATATCCGTTATTAACAAGAGTTAACGTATCTCCAGTTGTTCCACCAGTGAGTGTTAGTCCATAATTACCTGTACTAGATGCCCATAAATAAACGCCACTGTTGACAGTTACAGTAACTATAGTTTTACCTGCTACATATCCAGTAATAGTGGATATATTTAAAGAAGCATTGGATGTGGATGTAGTGAATGTGTATGAGGCAAGAGCAGGTCCACCCGCAGTAAGACCAAACCCTTTTCCAGACATTCCGCCTCTTGTAATAATTGTTGGCATTTAAATCTCCTGAGCACCAATAACTATTGGTTGTTTCATAACTATTGGTCTTCCGTTTGGATACCATTTATCAGATATTCTTATCTTTGAATCTTGAACGCCTTGTTCACTTGCGGCTTGCATTAACTTGCCATAATTATCTGGATCATCTTCTCTATCTTTGATAATATTTGTGAGCAGTTCACCGCAAAATAATTCAAATTCACGATTATTCAAATCTAAATTATGTGGATTCTCATAAACATCATAATCAAAGTCAAAACGGCTCATAATATATCCGTCTTCAACATATTTCATGATGCCAGATGCACCAAATTCCAAGATTACATCTTTGTATTTTCCAGTAAGTATCTGTGCTCTATTTTGAAATAAATTCAGATCTGAATATTCGTAGATGTAATCTATGTTATTTTTCATATGTTATTTGAATTGTGTTACCGATGCCAATACAGTATAGGTTGCACTTGCTGTCTTGATAATCGTGTACGTATAGACATCAATACCTGACGCATTACCAGAGGTTGGTGCAGATCCTCCCTGCCACTTAGTCGTTACTCCAGATGAAGATCCATCAATTGTGAGCGTACCGTTCATGTAGTAAGCCGTAGATCCTTGGGTCGCTAGTATAGCAATAGTTGCAGACTGCCCAGTAGCCAAAGCCGTATTCATGGTTGTACCAGAGCTAAATGCCAAGTTTTGAGTCCAGTTGGCACTTGCGTTGGATGAATAGTACTGTACAGCGCCAGTGTTGTAATAGGCTGTAGGCGTAGAGTTAATAGCACCCGCAGTTGTATTTACAGTCTCAGCGGCGTTGGCTAAAACAGAAGCAAAAGTAGATGTTGATCCACTGAAAGTTTGAGTAGCTGTCCATGAATTAGCAGTACTCAATGAAACTGTGGATAAAGTACCAGAAGTTGGGAACGTAACAGATGTATTGGCTGTTAAAGTTCCTGTAAATGTATATGCGCCTGAGAATGTGACGTTTCCGCCAATAGTTACGGTACTAGATCCGTTATTAACACCAGTACCACCATAAGTACCAGACAATGTAGCACTTGAAGCAAATAATCCAGATGAGTTATTAGTTACAACGCCTGCTGTATTGAAGGCTGAATTGGTAATTGATGTAGAAGCAGTAAGTGTAGAAAAAGATCCGCTTGTCGCCGCTTTAGTAGCCAATACCTGAACAGTACCGCCATTATCCTTATAGAACAACTTACCATCCGTATAGTTCAGCGCCAACTCAGCACCAGTAGATCCGCTTGTTAAATTGGATGCTGATGGTACGTTAGTGGTCGTTCCACTAGCGTAAATTAGTATTGGGGTATATCCACTTTGTGCCATGTTAAATTCCTTTTCTCAATTTTATCTTAGAACCCACCGCCTGCAACAGCACCCCATGTAGGAGACGCACTAGATCCTTGACTAATCATTACCTGACCTGCTGTACCGTATCCAGTTGTTCCAGTAGTTGCTGAGGATGTACCTAAATTAGTAGATAATCCAATTGCTCCACTTGCATTAATGACGTGAGCATTATTAGGTGTTGCTCCCCAAGGAAAATATAATTTATAACCATTTCCAGAGCCAACACTTATATCTCCATCATGACCAGAAAAATAAATTCCATTGTTAATACTGTAAAAATCAGCAAAAGTACCGCTTGCAGTAAATCCAGATGAATTCATTCCAAACTCACCATAATAAGATGAATCTGTTCCTAAATCATTACTTAAAACATAGTTTGTGGATGCACCAGAAGTATTTGATTTGTTTTGAATAACTGTCTGTAGATAGTTATTTGCAATCGTAGCACCAGAGGTAAATCCTGAATTACTCGCATTAAACGTCAAATTTGGCGTTGTGCTTGTAGTAGAGTTAACAATTAGTACGGGTACTGTTAAAACTGTTCCACTAAACGTAAATCCAGAATAAGAGGACAACGCTCCAGTTCCATTTCCGTAAGGAATATAGCCTGCTGTTAATGTAGTAAGACCAGTACCCCCGTTTGAAACTGCTAATGTGCCTGCAACAGTTACAGAACCAGAAGTTGCTGTTGATGGGGTAAGGCCAGTAGTTCCAAAAGAGATATTTGTAACACCACCAGAAACTGTTGCCCAAGAGGTATTTGTTCCATCTGTAGTCAGGTATTTACCTGAATTGCTTGTCTGACTTGGTGCAAGAGCGTTGAATGCGGCGTTGGCTGTCGTTTGTCCAGTTCCACCGTTTGCAATACCTAGAGTTTGAGTCCACTGAGGAGCAGATCCAGATGAACTTAAAAAATATCCAGATGTGCCAATACCAAGCTTAGATAAAGATGTACCACTTGCGTAGTATGTTATATCACCCGCTGTATAAGAAGATAATCCTGTACCACCATTTGCTATAGGTAAGGCAGTACCAGATAAGGTAATTGCAAAAGTACCGCTAGAAGTAATTGTTGATGGCGTAACCGATAAGAATGAAGGAACCGTCATGCCGACAGAAGTTACTGTTCCAGATGTTCCATTAGATGCAGAAGTAATTTGACCTTGAGCATTAACTGTCAAATTTGCATTTGTATAGCTACCCGCAGTTACCGCAGTATTTGAAAGAGCAATAGTTCCAGAAGAGGTGATAGTGCCTCCACTAAGACCAGTTCCCGCTGTAATTGATGTAACCGTACCGCCACCAGAAGCGCTAACTTGCTGAAGCACAAAAGCTGTTGTTGCAAGCTGAGTAGTATTTGTATTTAATGCGGCGGTAGGAGCAAGAGGAACTCCTGTAAAAGTAGGACTTGCACTTAAAACAACACTGCCAGTTCCAGTAGATGTTGTTGTAGCTGTTCCTCCATTGGCAACTGGCAAAATTCCAGTGACTCCAGAAGTAAGAGGCAATCCAGTTGCATTGGTAAGTACACCAGATGTAGGCGTACCGAGTGCAGGAGTAACAAAGGTAGGGCTTGTAAGTGTTGCTCCAGAAGCCAGAACAACCGCTCCGCTACCAGTGGTAGAGGACAACCCAATTGTTGGGTTACCGCCAGATCCACTGCCATTAGATATGGAAATACCAGTACCTGCTGTCAAGGTCACTGGAGTGGCTGTAGATCCTCCTGCAATTGCAAGTAAACCAGTGCCAGAACTTGACGCAATATTGGACATGAAACTGTTAAGAGAAATCGTTGGATTTCCCGAAGTTCCATCTGGATTTGTAATTGTTATCCCAGACCCCGCCGTCAATGAGACAGCAGTCATGGTATTTGTGCCAGTCTTTACTTGTATACCATTACTCGTACCAGTAAGGGCTAAAGGAGCGCCTGTAAGCGATAGAACATAATTTGAACCCGCTCCATTGTCAGTGCCAATTAAACCGCTTCCTGCCCCTATATAACGTGAATTAGCTAGGGTTGATGTCTGATTGGTAATCGTCAGGAAAGTCTGTGTCAAAGTAGGGGAACTGGCAATCTGCCCCACAGTCGTTTGTGAGGTTACGCCGTTTTGTACGATGGGCACAATCTCTGAGCCAGTCAGAGTTGATGCGGTAGGTAGTTGTGATATTTGTACTTGTGCCATTATGAGCCTATAACAATTTCGTCTTCATCACCATTGACCAGTCCTGGGGAAGATGTATTCGTACCAGTTGATAGTATAGAGTTGCTGTACTGTCCAGTGATCAACTGATTGTTCGGTACATTGAGCGCCAAATCAGGTCTTGGGAACCTTAAATTAATACGCTCAGTCTTCCTTGCAGGCAATCTGTATGGATCTTTCTCGTCCATACAACCCTCTTCACAAACCCTAAGACCTGGAAAGTTAACGTCTGCGTGCAAAGTAGAGAAGACACGCTTCATCTTACAGCGATCACATACCGCAATCGCTATACTTGCATACCCCTCAGTATCAAGGAACATTGGCATAGTTACCTCGTATAGACGCTGATATTAGGAGCCAAATAGATTGGCGATTTGTCTCTTTCCTCAAGCTCAGCCATTTGGAAGTACTTCTCAGCCTGTCCTTCAAGATACTGAATCCTAGGAATCTCAACTCCAGGTAACTCAATACTCATTTGGTGAGCCAACATAGACTGAATAGCCAACATCCACCGATCTGGTATTTCCAATTGGCTTGTTAAAGCCCCAACATCCATCACTTGGCGTGAATACCACACAGTTGCTTGAACAAAATATGTGCTTGGCACAGGCCACAAATAAAATGTAGGCTGTGGAATTGTTCGATCAAACCAGTACTGATAAGGCTGATTGGCTGTAAAGTTCTGATTAGGTAGGTTTGTGTAGTCATCTCTGTTCAAACGTGACATTTGAAGCAGTCTGGCATTGTTACCAAAGTAAAGTTCACGTAAAGATAGGGTTGTGCCACCAGTGGCAACCATTCTGTAGTACGGAACATTAAGTCCTGGGTCAATATCTTGCCAAACCCACTGAGAATCTGTCACTGCAACGCTTGTGCCAGTGTAAAGAGTAGTCCAATTAGTGCCATCAGCAGAGCCTTGGAAGGTGTAATTCCAAGATTGGCTACCTCCACCAGAGATATAGGGCATAAAGCCTATAGAACCAATGTAATTTGGGTTGCCAGTGCCGTAAAACACTGAAATATTGCCGTTTGCTGAGGTCTGTTGGCAATAAGTGTTGATATTATTGTCGTAAACATTAGCAACCATTCCCCCTGCGCTTGTTGTATAGCTACCAGAAGGCTGATTCATGGTGCGATACAGCGCATTTAAGATGTCATTGGCACCATTGGGCAGGGAATAAATGTATTGATCAGCGTTAAGCCCTAAAACTAGCTTATCTACCGCCCAGTACTGAATACCTTGGTTGATTAGGTTAGACAGAATGTAAAACAGGGACTCTTTAGCAGACTGTACCTGCTCATCCGTTAACTCTTCAGCAAGCTTACCCGCACGCCGAGCACCGTGATCTATCAATGTTTGGACATTGATGACTGTATTGCCAACGGTTCCTGAATATGACATTGATTACCACCCTGGGCATTTCCAACGCTTAAGAGATGCTTTTGCCCGTTCTGCATCACCTTTTGAATGACTTACTACACCAGACATACGGGCACAGAATGAATCTTTTCTGCTTCCACCTTGGGGCTGTGGAGCCTTTAGATGGGAACCCGTCTCTCTGTTGTACTTTTCCCTACCTTTGGCGGTTAATCCTGCGCCCTTAGATACTGGCAACTTCTCGCCCCTACCTACCGCAAGACTTGGACCGCCTTCCTTTTTCTTTACTGTTTTGGCTGACTCTCTGAACGCTTCAGCAGTTGGCGCACCTTTGCTACCAGGCTTACGCATATGTTCTTTAGAGCCGTGAGCAATACGCTCTTGTTTAGCGTGAATATTGGCATATAGTCCACCTTCTTTGAATTTTTTACCTTTATCAGCACTGGCAAAATCTTTGCCGACCTTTTGGGAAATTCCAACCTTCTTGGCGAAAGCGGGGCTGTGAGCCACCGCCTCCATCAAGTTGTGTTGAGCTTTAGACTTGCTAGGCATTATGCTTGTGACTCTTGCCAGTTGAGACGAGCCACAACAGTGTTTGAAGCACCTGCTGATAGCGTAGTGGCAACAATGTACAGAATGTCTGGTCCATCTGGATATTGACCTGATTGAGATGTTGGAACACTGTTAGATGTGCCACCACCGTTGGCAGAATTACCAATCGCAGAGATAGATGCTAAAGGATAACTGGTTTGACCAGAACTATTTGTATAGAAAGCCGCAATTGACTCACCACCTGAAATAGTCAATGTGTTGGTTGTATTAACCGCAATCTGAACCAAAGAACTGGTATTGGTACCGCCCTGAACAGGAGATACAAAAGAACCAGAGAATGCTCCAGAAGGTATACCGTTAAGAACCAATTGAATAAGATATGTTGTATTGGTAACAACAGCAATCTCGTTCAGTTGTAACTGTAAACGATTAATAACTTCTTTAATACCAAGCAATCCAACAGTACCATTATCAACAGATGGAGCCAAACGAATAGCCATAATTGGCACGTTAGCTGTGCTGTTAGGGCTAGTCAAAGCGGTCAACATACCGTAGTTGTAAATAGCAGATACGTCTTGATTAAATCCACCATCCATCACCACTGAAGAACCCCAGTGAGACAACATCGCCGCAGAATCAGGAGTCGCATATTCAACAGCCACAGGAGCAGTTGCAGAATATGTGAATGCCGTAGCCGCAGATCCACCAGTTGTACCACGAGTCAAACCAGTCAACTGTGGATAACCTGTTGATGAATTAGCCGCACTTGTTATTCCAGTGTATGTGAAATACTCAATAACACCAGATGTACCGCTACCAATAAATCTAGCAGTACCACCTGCGGGGTTAAATCCTGCTGTACTCAATACATTGATTGTTGTATCTGTAGATGCAACACTAGATGTAATTGATGTAATTGGTAATACACCATTTTGCTCATAATGAGATGGTAAATTACCAGATCTCATGTAAGCAGTGTAGTTTACGTTATTGTTTTGGAAGTTGTAGATGTAAGTAATCGAGCCACCAGTGGTTCTAATGCCAAATCTAGCTACACCTGCACCATACCAAGAGTAGTCAATGTAGAACATTTGTACTTTGGTGAGGTCAAGGTTGTATCCAGATGGGTTAGATGCTGATGAAGATCCATCTAATACGTCATACCAAGATGATTGAGGTACTTTTTGGTCAATAGTACGGGACACAATTGCATTTGCAATCGTAGTTCCACGATACTCAGGACTAATGTACATACTTGTATCACTTGCAATACTTAAAACACGATAAGATTGACCACGAATAACAATATAGTCACCCACAACCAATTGTGTAGTAAATTGAGTGCTTGAACCAGTAACTGCACCACTTCCATTGGTAACAGAAACTGTTCCAACTATTTGATTGATTGAGTTGCGATAAACCGCATACAGTGTTTGCCCATCATATTGGAAGAAAAGACCGTTTTGTTGATCAAAAAATCCAATCTTATTGCTTGCGCCGTACCAAGAATATGGACTTACGTGAATAAATCCACCCGTGGAAGTTGCAGGCGTTGCTGAGGGAACAATGTTATTCAGCGTTGTATAAGTAAAAGTTAATGCAGTAGGTACTGTTTTGACAACAAAAGTACCGTTATAAGCACTTTGATCAGCGCCAGTGACAACAATAACCGTGTTAACAGTCAAATTGTGCGGGAACTTGGTTGTAACAGTAACTGTTGCACTAGAAGATGTCAGTACTGGTTGCTGAAGCTGTGGCTTAAGAATTGTTCCAGTAGAGAATTGAATACCTTTACCTGATTGGTAACGGAAATATCTACGAGTTTGACGTTGCAACAATTGATTTGGTATTGAAGCGCCAACCGTAAAGTTTACAGATCCATCATAAGCGTGTGTATCAACATATCCCGCAGGACGAGCGTACAAATTGCTCTGACCCGCTGTATTAGCGATTGTGGTCGAAGGTGTACCGTTGATATTGGTGAACGTAAATGTCGTTGCTGTGGGCGTTGTAGCCACAATCTGAGGGCCATTTATCGTTGTCGCTGTGCTTGGTCCAGTCGTTCCAGTGATATAAATCAAAGAACCTGCTGATAAACCATGTGGATAAGTAGTTGTACAACTAATTGTTGAACCACTAAAAGTAAATGCTGTTGTACCAGTTAAGTTGTAAGCATAGTTGCTATACGTATAACCTAGGTAAACATAAGTAGAAGTAGCCGACCAACAAGTAGCTGTTGTGATTGGCTGAGCCATGTTTACAGTAATAGAAGTGGCTGTAGAACCGCCTCCAGAAGCCACCCAACCCCAACCATTAGCGTTAGGGTCAATTGCATCTTCAATGAAGA